ATCGGCAGCAAAGGCCCTAATGTCGGCAGAGGCACAGAACCAAGCGGACGAACATAAGGCGGTAGATGTTAGCCTTCGAACCGAGCACGATCGATTGGATGCGATCGCTAGAGACCTCGGCATTGAGGTCAGTCTTATCGAAGCTGCCGAAGGACAAAGCAGCGGCGGCGATAGAGGCGTTGAAACAACAGCCGACGCAGCCAATTTACGATGAGCGAGAATCTCAGCGTCGATTGATGGCGGAAAAACGAGCCGCCGCCCGCGACCTAAAGATTCCTTATCCAGCAAACATCGACCGCCGCTTGACTGCCGAAGAGTCGGCCGAAGTTTGGTTGCGAACCTATTTCCCAGACACGTTTTTTCAGCCGTTCACCGCAGACCGATCGCGGATGTTGCAGGCCATTGTCGAGGCCGCAATCTACGGCGGTGACAAAGCGATTGCAGGAGCGAGAGGCGAAGGCAAAACGCGATTGGCGATGTATGGCGGGCTCTATTTAATGGTCCGCCGATTATCGCCTTTCGTTATCGTGATCGGCAAGAACCAAAAGAAATCAGAGGGCGAACTTAAAACGATTCGCGAACGGTTGCAACAATCGGAAATGTTTATTGCGGACTACCCAGAGATCGGCATACCGTTCCGAGCGGTCGGGGCCTGGTCGTCGCGGGCCAGGATGCAGACCGCGGGTGGCAAGCCAACCGGCATTGAAATGGCGTCAGATCACATCATTCTGCCGACAATCAATCGCGAACAACTGCCTGCATCGTGGCCGCAGGAAGTCGAGCCGGCAAGCTGCGGCCAGATCGTCGCGTCCGTTGGTGTTGACGGTTCGATCCGCGGGACAAACTATTACGACCGCAGGCCATCGCTTGCGATCATCGACGACATCGAGGATCGAGAAGCCGCGGCATCCGATACGCTGATCGGAAAAAACGAAGAGATCATTGAGCAAGATATATCCGGTCTTGGGGCTTCTGGCCGCCGAGTTTCGCGGCTAATGCTTTGCACGACTCAGAACCGAAAGTCGATCGCCTACAAGTACACCGACCCGAAGCTAAAACCGAATTGGCGCGGTGAGCGGTTTCGGATGCTGGTGCAAAAGCCGGATCGGATGGATTTGGTGCAGCAATACATCACAATGAGGCAAGAGCGATCATCGAGCGATCCAGACGCCCGCGACGCTTTCCGATTCTGGCGAGACAACAAAGACGACATTGAACGCGGAGCGGTGATCAGCAACCCTTACAGTTTCGACCAGAGGCCACACGCCGACGGAGAATTACTCGAACTTTCGGCGATTCAAGCCTATTACAATAAAGTCGCGGACTACGGCGAAAAAGCTGTTGCGACGGAATACGATAACGACCCGCCGCCGGAAACCGGGCCGGTTGGCAATGGCATTTCGGCCGACATCGTATCAAGCCGAATAAGCGGATTAGCACGGCGACAACTGCCGGCGAACACGGTTTCGGTTACTGCGGCGATCGACCTCGGGAAGTACGCTTGCCACTGGGTTATCTGCGGATGGTGGAAAGGTGCCGGCGGCGTGGTCGTCGACTACGGCATTGCGGAGGTAACTGGCACCGACAACACAACCGACAACGAAGCAAGCGAGCCGATGATTTATAAGGCCCTACTTCGCTGGCGTGATGAGATGCTTTCGCGTCCGCTGGTCGATGCGTCAGGCGAGGAAAGGCCGATTGACTTTACGCTGATCGATTCGGGCACGTTCACAAACGCTGCTTACGAATTTTGTCGTCAGGTTGGCGGCAAGTTTCATCCATCAAAAGGGATCGCCAATTACAAGCCGCGCCGCACGGCATCGCCGACTTGCATTCCAGGCGAAAGGCTACACGCTCAGTTTTTGCAGCCGTCGAAGGTTTGGTTGTACGAACTGGACGTGGACTATTGGAAGCAATGGGTGCACGAACGTTTTTTGACGCCGACGTTCGATGAAAACAACATGCTCCGCCGCGGGTCGCTTTCGTTGTTCCATCCAGACGGCAACAAAAAACACTTGACCTTCGCTCAACACATCGCAGCCGAAGAGCTTGTGAGCGAGTTTAAAGAGGGCCGCGGATCGAAAACGTTTTGGAATCGAGTCAACGCTAACAACCACTTTTTCGATGCTGTTTGCATGGCATCGGCGGCGACTGAGGTTTGCAAAGTTAAACTGATCGGCGAAAGCGAATCGCAGGTTTCGGCAAGGCAAATCAACGCGGACGCACCGAAGCCGATCGCAAACAGAGCCAAACCGCACGGAAGATTTAGAACCCGTCCCGGTGGATGGATACCGCAGAGGCGTTACTAGGAGTATCAGAGCCAATGAGCAAGCGAAAGCAAGTCAAGCAAGAGCAAGAGGCACAGCCGGCACCGCCAGAGCCGAAGCGGTTCAACCCGCGACCGTGCAGTAGTTGTGCGGCGATCAGGCCGAAAGGCGAGTCTTACAGCGTCGTCTATGCGACGAAGGGCAGCGTCAGGTATTGCAAGTGCAAGTATTGCGGAGCGACCTGGGCGCAGGCTCAAAGCTTTGTTGGCGATAACGTTACTACGCCCGTAGTAACTAGGCCCGAAATTCAATTGCAAGCGAACGCGAATGGCTTACCGTTAAGTCATGTCGCAGACCGCAACATTACTGAACCAAATCGAAGCAGCGATCAGCGCCTTGCTAACGGGCGGGGCGTCGTCGTATTCAATCGGTAATAGGTCTGTTACTAAGCTTGACCTTAGCGAGCTAATGACACAGCGGGACATGCTTACCCGCCAGCTTGCAAGAGAAAACGGCACCGCGATCCGGCTTGGCCGAATGTCGAGGGTTAGCCGATGATCGGGCGAACTCTTGACCGTGCCATTTCTGTTATTGCCCCGCGATGGGCTTTACGCCGGGCACATGCTCGAAAACTGTTCGAGCGATCCTATCAAGGTGGCGAAAACAACCGCCTCAACTCCAACAAGCGGCCGAAGAATCAATCGGCCGACCAGGAGTTACTAGGCCCACAGGGTGCCGACTCTTTAAGGGCTTGGGCAAGGGCGTTGGTTCGCGATAACGCCTACGCTTGGGGCGTGGTTGACACGATCGTCTCAAGCGTTGTCGGCTGCGGCATCAAAGCACAAAGCACGCTTGAAACGCCGATCGGTGAAGACGTTGAAAACGTCAACGAGATCCGCGACAAAGCTTGGCAAGATTGGTCGGAAGTGTGCGACGTTAACGGGTTGCACACGTTTGAAGAAATGCAAGCACTTTGTCAACGTGAAATTGTTGAAGCTGGCGAAGTGCTGTTGAAGATTGTCAGAACCAAAGAAAAAGAGTTCCGCGGCATTACAAGGCCGGTGCCGCTTGCTCTTGAGCTTATTGAAGCGGATCGACTTGCTACGGACAAAGACCAATACTTAGCACGTAATAGCGATCAGAACCGCATCATTCGCGGCGTCGAAATCGATGACCTCGGCAAGCCAATTGCCTATTGGATTTATCCAGAGCATCCGAACAGCCCGTACGTTTTGAGGCGAACGCCCCAGCGTATTCCGGCTGAACAAATCATTCACCTGTTTAGACGCGATCGCATCGGCCAGAGTCGCGGCGTGTCGTGGTTTGCCCCTGCGATGCAATGGCTACGCGATTTAGGTGTTTACGTCGATAACGAATTGCAAGCGTCCGCCGTTGCGTCGTGTTTTACGATGGCAATCAAGACCGAGACGCCGATCAACTCTTTGACCGATCCAGACGGCGGCGACACCTCGGACAAGTCAGGCAACCAGTACGACTATTTGCAGCCCGGCATGATTATGCACCTCGGGCCGAATGAGTCTATCGAGTCGGCTAATCCCGGCAGGCCGAACGCAAACGCCGGCCCGTGGATTGAATTGATTCTACGCGGTATCGCGGTTGGCACGGGGTTATCTTACGAAGTCGTCGCCCGCGACTACTCAAAGACGAATTACAGCAGCAGCCGCACAAGTCAACTCGAAGACCGAAGGCGCTTTCGTTGCTGGCAACAATACTTGCGGAATCATCTTTGCCAGCCAATTTGGAACGCATTCTGCGAACAAGCGGCATCGGCTGGCGTTGTCGGATTTCCGACCGCGGTTGAACTGCTTGACGATCGCAACACGGCCGCGCCGGTCGAGTGGCAAATGCCCGACTGGGAATGGGTCGATCCGAGCGTTGAGCAGCAAACCGCTCAAGCTTCGATCGATGCCTACATGAGCGATTATCAAACGGAACTTGGTGCCCGCGGCAAGTCGTGGAAAAACGTCTTTTATCAGCGAGCCAAAGAAGATCGATTGCGTCGTCAACTTGGTCTATTGACGCCGGCCGAACAGCAATTGGCAATGGTTAACGCCAACCAAAATCCGCAAGGCCAGCAGCCGCCGCAAACCGGATCGGGTGAGATGCAGGGCATGGGCCGCCTAGCGTTTAAGAACGCGACCAAGGCTATTACCGACGTGCTTAGCGAGATGGCAAGCGGAGCGATCAGCGAAGCAAGGGCGAAGGTTTTGTTGTCCGCTCAAGGGCTATCCGAGGCGAATGTGCAACTGTTGATCGATGACGCGAGAGATGGAAGCGTAAGCCAGGAAAACTTGCAAGCAGCGGAGGCGAGCCAATGAGCACTAAGGGCAAATTGCCGCCGGTCAAGGCCGAGTCGCTTGTGATGCGATCGCTTGTCATTCGTGCCGAAGGACAGGCACTTCGCGTCGTCACGGCCACAGAGTCGCCGGTGATGCGATACGACGAAAGCCGCGGCATGACGGTTGCCGAAGTGCTTGAAATGGACGGCATCGAAATGCGGGCCGGCCAAACGCAGATCCCGATCGTTGATAGTCACGACGAATCGACGGTGCGAAACATTTTCGGCAGCCTTCGAAACCTTTCGATAAGCGGCGATGAGTTCGGCGGAGTGCCTTATTTTGCTAGCGACCCGGACAGCCAAGCGGCGGAGGCAAAGCTTCGCGACGGGCACCTTACCGACTTTTCGATTACAGCAATCCCGCGAGAAGTTTTGACAACTGAACGCGGCCAAAAGTACACGACGCCGAGAGGCACAGTGGTTGACGGTCCGGCGAATATCGTTACGCGATGGACGCCGATAAATGCGAGTCTCGTGGCTACCGGAGCGGACGAGCGAAGC